CCCCCCTTCCCGACTTCTGCGCGCGTGCGCTCGATCGTGGGGGAGAGCGAGCGAAGCTCGCTCTGACGACCGCACTTCGTGCGGTCGCCCCCACGATCGAGCGCACGCGCGCAGAAGTCGGGAAGGGGGGCCAGACACTCGGTTGCATACTACGTTTTGCCCACGTGACCCAGCCCCCATAAAAGCAAGTAGCGCGAGCGCCGAAGGCGCGAAGCGCATGGGTGGTCGCCGCGCGCCCACCCCTGGGTCACGCCCATCCCGGAAAATAAAACACGTAAGCGGATATCCGGTACAAAATGTGACAATTTTTATTTACAAATGCTTAGACAGATAACGTGAGCCAATAGGACGTGGTTCCTCGTAATTACCCAATTTGGTAATACCAAAGGGTATACCGTCGATCTGAGGATCGGACAATCCAAAATTGGAGGTAAACTGGATTTCCGGGTTCCATCTCTTGGAGTCTTCTTTCCGGACCTCCCACAGCATCTCTACAGTCACCTGACCGGTACTGTATTCGCTGATGAAGCTGTTCATCGGAGTCGGTTTGAAGGTCGTTGGTGGATCGGCGGGAACGGGTGTGTTTTTGATGAGGATCATCGGTGGTGGGTTTTTAAGTCCGAAACCACCCATTTGTGGAGACGGGTGAAAGTGTCCATCGGTATCGGGTATTTTAGCCCAGATGGGACCTTGCAGGTAAATATCTCTGTTGGACCAGACAGCACCAGGTAATAGTTCATACGTGCTGCTGTTTTGCATGGTAGGAGAAGTGGTCGCGTTTTGTGTATTGACAGCGACGGTAATGGGTACGTCGTTTCCATAAGGATTGGTACCTTGAATTTCATCTTCGATCGTCCGATTGACATTATTTGTATCCGTGATGTTAGTATTGTCATTGGCGATCTTATCAAAGGTCAATACCCCGTTCAGTAACGACGTTCCTTCAGCAGCACCTGTGTATTTACTACTGAGAGCCACCCCTGGCATCATCTTGGTTTGTCTGTGCTGGATGCTGTATTTGTTGGTGTGTGCATTCCCGTTCAAATTGGCATGGTTTTTCGTCGAGTCTTCAGAATTGATTTGCTGTCGCCTTTCCACTGGCCCAGGCAGCCAGTTTTTAAAGTACCAGCTCAAGTCTGTGCTGTTTGGCCGATAGTATGTTATGGCACTACTGGCGGTCGTACCATAATCGGCCAACAGGTACTGTGGGATCAAGGGATTCATCAATCGATCCAACGACTGGCTTTGAGCCCAGCCAGAATGGAAGGGAACCTTCTCGAACTTGTAAGTAAATTCAAAGTTATTCCCCGTTCTCAGCATCTTGGAAGGAAAGTACTCCAAGCAGTAGAAGGCACTTCTGTCGGTAAACTTACCCTGAGGGCCTTGGATGGTACAGTAGCCGTACTGAGGCAACTGAAAGACTTCAGCCGGAAAGGGAGGAAACGTGCCCTGCGTGGCATTTCCTAATACGTACGGGAGCTGGTGCTCCGTGTCCGCAAAGACCTGTACGGTGCTGGTGAGATTGTTGGCGATCGTTTTGGTCGAATCTTGTACTGTGATTTCCTTGACCTGGATGTTGAACAGCTTGAATTTGAGTCCGACTGGTCGTATTCCGGTATGGTTGTTAATGAGTCTTTGCCAGTCTCGGGGGGAAAAGTGGCAGTGGAATCGGTTAAAGTCAAAGTAGGCCCAGGGGGTAGCGTATCCGCAGTAAGCGGCTTGGGTTCCGTTCCCTGTGGTTCCATCAAAGTTGATGGGCGAGTAGAGATGATTCCCGTAAGAGGGCAGAACCCAAGTTCTGGTAGATTTTGTAATGACGTGGTCGCCCAGCCATTGGGTATCGCAATGCCAATCTCCCGAGGCATTACCCACTCCCTCGGCGCCTTGGTTATCGTCTGCCATTGGTCCGCCACCTCCTTGAGCCATTGTATTTGATGCGCTAGAACTGGAGCCTGCAGTACCGCCGGATCCTGAGGTGGAAGGAGAATCTGATCCAGATTGTCCTGGAGCTGGTATCTGGAACCTTTGTTTGGTTGGAGTCTTTTCTTGAGCTAACCACTCTTCGGGTGTCTTTCGCTTTTCGGCCGTCTTTTCGGGCTGGGGCTGCTCGACCGCTCCAAACGGCTCGAGCAACCGCTTCTTGAATTGAAAAACCGCGTTAGCCGCGTTACCACCCAAACTAGTATCTCCTTGCAAGCGTTCTTGAAAGACGGCGTCCGCGTGGTTGTACTTGATGTACGGGTTGTCTCCAGCCTCGAGAAGCTCGTTATAAGCTTTGTCGTGTTCAAGGGCAGCCGCGTCAGCTGCGTTGACAGGCTCGCCCTTGTCTAATCCGTTGAATGGACCGAGGTATTTATAACCTGGAACCACTAGACCGCGTCTGCTGTCTGCGTGGCTAATTTGTTGAACGGGAGGAGGGTTAATCGGTTTTCCCAACTCTTTAGCAGTCTCCTCGTATTTTTCACCTAACAAGAAATCGAGAAAATCCATAGCTATATTTCAATCATTTATTGTTCCATGTCACAATCATCCAACAATTCAGGGTAACATTCAGAACAATTAAAGACGTGGTGTAACATACATTGATTATTTTGAGCAATTTCACGCGTATTGACACGTTCAGTAATATTGTTACAATACCTGGTTAGAGAATCATTCAGCAGCACCAACTTGGTCGATCTCGTCTCTTCGCCCGCGCCGTCAGAAATGGCGCGGCGCTTGCCCAGCACCTCATTTATACTTTTCTGAGGGGGCGTGGCTACAGAGGGTACTCGAAACTGATACGGTACTTGTACTGGATTATCTCTACCCCAGGTAATAAATTCTTTGACTTCGTCCAAGGTCACTTTTCCAAAATCAGGTTCCAGTTTCTTATTCAACCTAAACATAAACATTCTTTCTTCTAAGGGTTCGGTATGTTCAAAACTGCTACTGTTACCATCAAAGACCTGACACATGTTGGTATTACTGGTAATAATGACAGGGGTGGTTTCACACAGTTCAGCCATTTTGCCTTTGATATCCACAGGTACAACAGCACCGCCTAATATACATTTGGCGGTTTCGACCATCTTTTGTGTCATTTTACCCTCTTCCCACCATATCAACAGTTTACCAGGACAATTACAAAAGGGAAAGTTTTCATTAGTCCAATTGACTCCTCCAAAGAGGACAGCACCGTGGGCTATAGCTTGCGCTATAATAGTCTTTCCGGTGGTAGCTGGTCCGTAGAGCCAGATGGTATTCCTTTTTCCGTATTCCTTGTTCAACCAACCGTTAAAGATGTTGGCAGCCAGGAGAGGGTCGTATCCGTTCTTTTCCATGATGACTCGAATTCTGTTGGTTTCGGAACATGTCTCCACACGTTCTTCCCGGGTTAAGTAATCAGCCGCTGTCATGGTCGATTGCATCATGTGCTTCGCTTGTTCTAGAGCTCGTTTAATTTGACCAGCTCCAGAATTGGTAGCTAGCATCGATAGATACAATGTTCGATTGGCTTGACAAAACTGACGTTCAGTGGTAATGCCATTTTTCACTAACCAGTCAATGGTTTCCATGAAGGCTTCGACGTTGGCTCCTTGTCTAGGTTTAGGTCCTCCCGGAACGGTCGTCACTTGATCTGGGGCTTTTAGTTGATTTCGTAGGATAATGTTTCTTACCGACGGCTTCCAGTTGTCCAGATTGGTAAAGGCCCACAGGACGCAATCACGAACTCGCTCAAAGTCTCCGTTCGGTTGCTCTTCTTCCGGTGAAATGACCTCTTTCTTGTAAAAGTAGTTCTTTATATAGCTTTCGAACTGGCAGTACCGGAGCTTTAAATGCCGATTGGCTGCTCGTTGCACACTCTTTTGTAGCATATTGGCACTTTTCCATTTAAATTCTGTTTTCATTTTCATAGACAGCTGATCCAGATGGTAATTATAATTATTGGCTTTTAACTTTGGATCATCAAGGACACAATGCATGTGATGACCATCGGCTGGACTCCATTCTACTTGCATAAAATAGGTAAGGGATTTTCCAAAATATTTTTTGAAAATTCCCCGAGCAGCGTAACATAGATTTACAAACCACCGGTCGTCTTCTTCTAAACGTTCTTGTGGCCAATCGTCACCTTCTGCCAGACGGGCTTCGTACCTGTCGTTATCTTCACACCACGCATCTTCATCTTCTTTGGGAACGCGGAAGATCATCTCGTACGGCATCTTGACGCTAGGTTCGGCGAATGAAAATGGCTGAAAAAAGACGGGTCTCTACTATTTATAATATTGTTCTGACTTACAGTGAGAGAACGCGTCATTAACCATCATGCCTTGCGGCAGCTCATTTGCATATGGGCGTGACCCAGGGGTGGGCGCGCGGCGACCACCCATGCGCTTCGCGCCTTCGGCGCTCGCGCTACTTGCTTTTATGGGGGCTGGGTCACGTGGGCAAAACGTAGTATGCAACCGAGTGTCTGGCCCCCCTTCCCGACTTCTGCGCGCGTGCGCTCGATCGTGGGGGCGACCGCACGAAGTGCGGTCGTCAGAGCGAGCTTCGCTCGCTCTCCCCCACGATCGAGCGCACGCGCGCAGAAGTCGGGAAGGGGGG